AATTTCAAAGATATATAATTTTTTTCAAATAGTAGCCTTTAACTATACTTTTTTATTCTAAAGTTAAAACCACTCTAATAAAGTTCCTGTAAACCGTTTGCGTTGCCGTGCTACTATCTAAATTACTAGGAAATTCGTGCGCTTGGCTAATAACTGTAAATCCGTCAACTGTTAGGTTTTCAATCAGTCCTAAAATAGTGTTTTCCATATCGTCGTTGGCTACTCTGCTTCCTACATTCCCTGCACCGTTATAAATACAAACTAAATCTAGTAATGTAAAAGTAACCCAACGCCCACCGCATTTAGTAGGTCTTTCGTGTTGTTTGTCTTGTGTTGATATAATAACGTATTGCGTTGGGTTTGTATCGCCTGTTACCTGCATATCAAAACAGGGATAAGTACTGTTAACGGCATCGTAAATCGCTTTACGTACGTATTTATTTGGATTTACCATATTTGTCTAATACTTTTTTTAATTTCTGTAAATACTCTTCACGCCCTCGCAATAATGCAGGATAAAGAAAAGGTCTTGCTCTTAAATTGATTTGTTTAATTCCTTTACCTTTAAACTTTATAGCCTGTTCTTTTAACTCGTTTGGTACTTCAACTAAACCACCTGTCCCAAACTCAACAAAAGGCGCATAAGGTGCTAAAATTCCGCCTGCTTCAATACTCCAATTTAAATCGTTTTCTTTAACCGCTTGTATTGATTGCCCTAGCTTACCTAAATCCGTTGGAGCGTTTGTCTTTGCATAGCCTTCAATCTTTCGTGCCATTTGTTCAGTAACGCCTGCTATATCCCTTTCGGCTTCTTTTCCGTATTTACGTAAATCCGAAATAACGCTATTTATACCTTTTATTGACATTACTCTCTTTGTGTTGCTAATATTTCAGCATCGATATTGTCTAAGTCCTTGTTTAAAATACTATCGATGTTATAAGTCAATCCATTGTACTTAATAAAGTTATCTTTAATTGATAAATCTAAATCGTATCTATTACGAACTGTAAACACCGTTTGTACAAAGTTATCATTCTGTCCGTTTTCGTTTAATCTACTAGAACGATTTGCTGTAACACTTGCCCAAATTGAAAAGTCTAAAGCAGTAGTAACGGTTGTGCCTCCATAACCATCGGGAACGTTGGTAGTTTTCCAAACTTCAATGTACTTTGTGTATTTACGTGCTAATGCCATTATATAAAACGTCTGTTAGTATCGATGTTAGCCATAACAAAATCAGGGATTGTGTTCATAGCGTTTTTAGTTTCCGAGTTATAGAACCAAAAGTTTATAAGCTGTAAAGCACTCTCGATTAACTCAGATGGTATTTCGTCAAGTTCTGAATATCCAATAGTCAAAGTAACCATATCGTCAACCGTTGGCACAATAGCGTAAAGTTGTTTATACTTAATATCTAATTCCGTTTCGGTATTGTCAATAGGATAATCATAAACTTTCACCTGCTGAACTAAAGCACAGTCTTTATAGTAAACCTTATTACGGGTTTTAAAGATGTGATTTGTGCGCTTCTCGATATATGATAAGGCACTATTAATCATTCCTGTAATCTCATCATCAGTAATGGTTTGCCCATCATCAATTTTAAGATACAGCTTTGCCTGTTCTAAACTAATAACATCGGTGTAATTAGTCATTTTTTACCTTTTTTACTTTAACCTCTTTTACTTCAATTAAACCCTCTTTAGCTTTTTCTTTAGCTTCTAAGTCAGTTAATTCTATTAAATCACCAACGTTGTAGGTTTTACTATTTGATAGCTTAAAAAAGCCTTTAATTACTTTGTACTCCATTTATAAAGGTTGTTCTGTTAAATTACTTAAATCACATATTTCATTTACACCAATATAATCCTGATAATTGGCTACTTGATAACGTTTATTGTTAAAATCTGATATTTTAACTATAATAAAGTTTCCACGTGCATCGTACCCCCTTGATAATATAGGGTAACAAGTTTCGTTTTGGTTTGGGTTTTGGTCTGTTTCATCACTTGAACAAGCGAATATAAAGAACGCTAATACAATCAATAATTTTTTCATAATGTTAGTTTTTAGTTAGTTATAAAGATAATAAAAAAAGCCACCACAGTAAAGTAGTGGCTTTAGTTAAATAATTGTCAATAATTATGACGTTGCAGTAAAGTCACCGTAAACCAATGCTAAAGGTTGTTCAACAGCCAAAGCAACTTGCGCTTCGATTCTAGCAGTAATATTATTATTCACAAAGTTTGAACCTTCTGTTTCTGAAAACTCTAAAGACAAACCTTCAGTAGTTACTTTGTTTACTCTAGTCCAATCTCCAACGTAATACTTGTTAGCAGCTAACCAGGTAGCTTTAAACACTTGTACACCTGCAACTCTTAAAACTCCACCTTCGTAAGTAACGGCTGATTCTAAGTCTTGTTTTGCAGTTTTTAAGATATCCAAGTAATCAGTAGGACGGATTACAATTCCATTAACTACGTAGTTTGCATCTTCTAACTTACCGATTTCATTGATAAGCATTTCAGATTTTGAACTACCTGTAATGATTTCGGTAGACTCAGTAGCATCAGTAGCTAAGATTGTGTTGAATGCAGCGTTTTCAGCTTTGAAATAATCACGTCTTAACAAGTCAGGAATAGCTGAAGTTATGTAAGACAAATTGTTACGCATTTTTTTAGAGTAACGAGCGAAACCTGCGATGAAGTTTGTAGGTACGTCAACGGCTGTAAAGTCGTAATCTCTTTGCGCTTTTGCAGACCCTTCAGTTTGAGCAGCAATAGAACCTTCTCCTGCGCCTTCTACAGTATAGGTATAAGTACCACCTGTAATAGCAATGTTACCTGTCAAGTCAGAAACGTTAACCATTTGAGCAGGGAACTTAACAATGTCAAAGTTATAATCTCTAGGCTCTTCTCCTGTAAAGTTAGCAGTAGTCATATTGCCTACAACTTTCAATCTTACTTTGTTGTTTTCTCCAACGCCTGCAATTTTCTCAGCGTTTTCTTTAATCAAACCTTTAACAGCATCCACATTAGCGTTAGCATCTGTTTTCGCTTTCTCTTGTAATTTCATATCTAAGCTGTCAGCGTGAGCCTGTAATTTAGATAAGTCAGCGTTGAATTTGCTTTCCAATTCTTCTCTTACTGATTTAATGTCAGCATCGAAAGTTGACTTTAAAGAGTTTGTTAATTTAAGTTCAAAAGCATCGATTGCGCTTTTTACTTCTGTAGCGGTTTTTGTTTCTAATCCGCTTTTGATGTTTGCCAATTCGGCTAATAATTTTTCGTCCATTTCTATTTTAAATTTAACGAGTTTGTAAATTGTTTTAACGTGTCTAATATAATCGGCTCTTTCGAAGTGTCAATACTTGACGGCTCGTTAGTAAGTGATTTTAATAATTGTTCTATGTTTCTTAATCTTTCATCGCTATAATCTAAGTTATACGCTTTCTCGATTAACTCCATTATTCCGTAGTGCGATTTAATTGATTTAATATCCTGCACCGTGCTAAGTTGGTTTGCTCCCCAACTAGAAAGGAATGAGTATTCCATTAACTTGTATTCTTTAATAATGCTTTTGTCTTTTGAATCTCTTTGCATTACTCTGTAACCAATACTTAATTCAGCATTTAAACCGTTTTCGTGCATTAGTTTAACATCCTGGAACATATCCCTGCCTAAATCCTTATTCATATTGAACTGAGAAGTTGTTAAAAGTCCGTAAGTATCTTTAGTATCAATAACCAAAGGCACTCCCACCATCATAGTAGGGTTATGGTCTTTTAACACCCTGATACGTTTGAAGTTTTCGTTTACGGTCTTTTCAAATGAACCATAAGCGGAAATATCACCGTCGCTGTCTTTAAAGTTGTAAGCATTGGCATAAGCCGTAACTATACCTTTTTTATCGTCTAAGTCTTTTAAATCGTACGATAATTGTTTAAATCCGATTGTATCCATAACGCAAATATAATAAAAGTATCTTATAACTATACTAATTTAACAAATTTATTTTTCTAATAGGTAATCCGTCTGCATCTTCTTTAATTGTAAACACTATTTTACAACGGCAATTAATAGTATTTCCTGCTGCACCATTCGGGTCACCTGGATATTCTAACTCTTCACCACCTACAAAAAAAGGCTGTAAAGCATCGACTTTAACTCCGTTCATATCTAAATGGTCGAAAGGTGATTTAGGCGGTCTGCGTGTTCTATTGTCTTGTGCGCTTATCCAAGTTTTTTCTAGTTCATACTCTGAGTTTTGAGCAGCTAACAAAGTGCCTAAATTAGTAGCGGTTGTTGTTTCAGTTCGTGCAATTCTCAAAGCCTGTGCTTTATACCATCCGAAACGCCTTTGTAGATTTCTAGTAATATCCGCTACACTTAAATTGTTTTCGTACCCTTCAGAAATTACATTTATAATCGATTCTATTAATGTTTGATGTACACTAACAATCCTTAAACCTGCATTAGTATTTAACCATTGGTTTATAATCATTTCAAAGTCTATTTCTGCTTTGATTTGCTTTGCCGTTCTTTTATATTGTGGCTCGATTAAAGCTGTATAAATCTCCTTATACATTTCTTTAATTTGGCTTTGTTTAACATTGCCTTGTATTAATTCGGGATAAGTAAGTCTAGCCATATTATTAAACGGAATAGAGTTAACGATTTTAGTAACCGTTTTTTTTACTATTCTATACGCTTGTATTTCCTGTCTTATCCTTAGTTTATCCATTTAACTCTGTAATAGTTGGGTCGTTTAAATTGACTAAGTTATTAGGTATGTAAACATCGTTCATCATTTCATCTTCGATTGCCTCATAATTAAACACCTCACGTCTTTCGTTTAACGTTAAAGGAACTGCGTTAACCCATTCCGACATCGTTTTCATATCGGTTTGCATTTCAGGCATTTCTGTAATGTCAAACTCTAACTCTGCATTTTCGTAGCCTTTAAATAAACGTATAAAGTCAGGGTTTAAATGAGAAGCTAATAAATCTAAATCAGGTTTAATATTGTCAATCATAACCCTTTTACGTGCTTCAACTAGCGTATCAGTAAAACCACCGCCCCCTGTTGTACGTCTGTCCTCGTTTAGTAAATTAACATCCCAATTTAAACAGTTTGCTAGTGTACGTCTATCGTTACTCAAAAACTCAAAAGGTTTTAATTCGTCTGTTGTTAGTGATACTTTAGTAAACCCAAGTTTAGCACTTGCACCCGCTATATTAGACAGCTTAGAAGTAGAGTTATCCATTTCGACCATTCTATCTTTTAAAGACTGTGCCTGTTCAGCAGTTAGTGGATTTTGACCGTCGCCTGCGTGAATGAATCCAAACACTCCACCGTTTTGCGATGTCTTAACGTTTGTGTCAATAAAACTATTCGAGCTATTTATATTTCTGATTGCAGCCATTAATTCGCTATAACCGTATAATTGCGTTCCGTTATAGTCAAAGAATGGATTAGTACGTTTGATGTGAATAATGCTATCGGCTTGAAACTTTATAAACTGGTTACCCTGCTCCATTACATAATAATCAATAGGACTTTCAGTTCCTATCATTGCAGCATTAGGTTTTAATACTATCTTAACCCAATTCGAAGGTAAAAGATGTAATTGTAACGGCACGCCTTTATTGATTCCTTCAGCGGGTGACATCTTATAAAAATACACATTACCACAAACTTTTAAATACAACTTATAAAGGAAGATTATATCTTCCCACGTTTGTAAAGTGTTTGGTCTTTCAATAGGCATTGGCAAATATTCATCTGAATAAGTTTCCGCCTTAATCTTTGCTAATTGTTTCTTTTGTTGGATTGTTAATTCAATAGGGTAAGACTTAACTAAATTTAGTTTCTTTTCGTCTTTTATCTTTTTAACGTAAAAAGGTACTACTGTTGATTTAGATGCCATTTGATTAACCATCGCATTAACATCAGGGTTTTCCCCGTATCCACGAACTAATAGAGTAGTTAAGTCTGAGTTATAGGTATTGGTTTGACCTCCTAACAATCTGAATACAGCTTCATACAACTTATTTTGTGTATATTTTTGCGGGTTTGTAAGTGCATCCCAAGCTATCGATAGTCTATTTTTTGTCATTATTTAAAAAGTTTGTTTCAAAGATATAAAAATTATTTAGATTCGTTCTAAATTAGAAGGTGAAAAACTTTGGGGATAATTCAAAGTACATTCTAAAGGCTAAAGCATCGGAGTAGTCAGGTGAACGCCCTATAAACTCTTTAACCTTTTCTTTTGGCACTATTCTTAACTTTCCGTCGTTATCTATTTTGTCCCTTTTAACTTGTTCTAATTCTTTTATGATATCGTCCTGGATAGTTCCATCGGGACAATTTATGTAAATACCGTTATTCTGTATTTTTTCTGCTAACTTATAATAGCATTGTGTTTTTAGGTTTTGATACTCTACAACAACGCTATCTTCTTTTAATGCTTTACTATTATTGACAAAGCCTTTACATTTTAGTATATCAATAACACCACCACCTACACCGTCCTCGTCTGCTATTATATTACTATTTGGTACTTTCCATTTGTTTGCTAGTCCTCTTATCGCTTCAGCTGTTTCTGTAACTGAGCATTTAGATAATGAAAACACTTCTACAACTCTAAACCCTGACCAAACGCAAACAACCATTTTATCACTACCATAACGAGCGATATCCGCACTAATAAACATTTGCCCCGCTTCAACAAATTCGTTGGTAAAACAGTTATTTATTTTGTCGTAATCAATTAATTTACTAGGGTCATTATCATATTCCCAATTCCCGTAATAAAGCCTTTGTTTACTGTTTTCGTCTAAAGCTAATAACGATTCTAAATAAGAAGCGGGTAAGTTTGGATTGTCAGTAGGCAAGGATTGTATAAATCGTCTACTATCTGTTAAAGTGCCGTTTGAATGCGGAATGTAAAACTTTGAATAAGTCCAATTCTTTGCAGGGTTGCAACTACCTAAAATCTTTGGTGTTAAATTATATTCATTTAGCTTGTATCTTATCCTGGATGTTACGATTTGCCACGCCTTATAAGATATTTGGTTACACTCGTCTATAAACGCCCCTGTTATCTCTAAAGAGCCTAAACTATCAAAGTTCGGGTCAGCAGGATAACTATATAAATCTTTTAACAATATTTCGCTACCGTTATTAAAGTAGATAATACCATTTTGACCGTTAAAGGTAAATTGATTTGATATTTTTAACTGTGATGATAAATCAAAGAACGTGTTTAAAGTGGTTTCTTTTAATGTCTTTAGTTTAGCACGACCCATTAACCACCTAGTACCTGGATAAAGTTGGGACTGTTCTATTAACCAAAGAACACCTAAAGCGGACTTTCCCCCACCTGCTGCACCACCATAAAGAATCTCCTTTGTGGTTTTGTCTTTAAGGTAATAAACAGCGTGTTCTTGTTTAGGTATTAGTTTCATTTGGTTTCACACCGTTACCCAACGATATTACGTTAGTGGTTATTTCGCCTGAGTGTTCTGTTTGGATTTTATCACCGTATTTGTTTTTATCCATTTTACCTAACATCCATTTTCGTGCATCGATTCGTAACCTTGCGCGATTAATAACATCGTGGTTTACAATATCAATACCGTCTTTATGTATCACATCACCCTCTTGACTGTCGGCAATATTTAGGATTTCCTCAAAAATTAAATCAGTCCTTTGCTCTTTCGCGCGCGCGTATTGTTTCCCTTTTTCTTCATCTTCGTTTACCCAATCATTAAAAGTATGTGATGAAAAGTTATTATTGTTTTTTAAAGCGGTACGCAAAGAAGCACCGTTTTCAATTTCTGAAATGATACTATTAAATATCTTAGTTTTTTGTTCTTTACTGTATGCCATATCTTATAATACGTTAAACCTACCTTATTAACTAAAGTAGGTAAACAGTCTTTTTAAATTACGACTGCCGTTTTAATTTCTATTCATTAAATTTTTAATAGCTATATTCTTTTTAACCTCTTCATAAAGCTCAGTATTAAACTCTAATATAAAATCAGTTCCGTTTAACACTATGCACATCGTTTCGCTATCGATTATATAAATCCCATTTGCATCAGCAAAAACAAAGTCAAAGTTTCTATACTCCTGCTCTTCGTCTGTTTGGATTAATACTCTCGGTTGTTTCATAAAACAAACTTACAAAAAAAGTATCGAATAACTATACTTTTTCTAAAATATTTTTTATCTTAGCACTTTCATAATGTTTTTTTAGTTTGGTTAGTTCATTAAACCCTTGCAGAAATGTGAGGGTTTTTTGGTTTTACAACTCAGGCGATTTATCCATTATCTCCTTGCGGTTAATCTCGTTTTGCTTAGTCAGATATATCAAAGTAGTTTCTTTTTTGCTATGCCCAAACGTTCCCTGAATAGCATCAATAGAAATACCCGCTTCGGCTTTCTTATTCGCTCCGTATTTTTTCATAGAGTACATAGTTACATCAATCCCTAAGCCAACCTTTACAATCTTATGCCAACGCTTTGTAGCTGTATCTCTTTTAAGCGGTGTGGGTGCGGGGATAAAATCTACACTCGCCCCAACGTTGCCCTTGCCCTTTTGTCTAAACGAACCAAATAAATAGTAACTCTTTGGTAGGTTTTCAAATTGCAAACTTTGTAAAAACTCTTTTAACTGTT